TTAAAATGCCCTCATTGATGGTTGAGAAGTTCTTCAAAATCGTTAGGGTATCACTAGAAAGTTTCATTTACGCTCCATTAAAAAGAGGATTCATTTTAACACAAAATTGTAAGTTAGTCAATGGAATCCTTTGAATATTTCACATCATGTTCGTACAAAAACATAAGACAACAAAGAGCATGAGCCAGATGGTGTTTACCAGATTCTTCATCAATCAGTTCACCTTCTTTCCATGCCCAAATATGTCGCTCCATAGCATTGAAATACCTGCGCTTCGAGTCCGGCACAATCTTCCAGTTATCTCTTTCATATTTTTGAGCACCGAAAGTGAGAACTTCTACCACAGCCTTTAGGGCCAGTGGCGGCAACAAACCATATTCTAGTTTGTTGCCGTCAAATTTTCTTCCTTCAGCACTCAAATTTTTAGATTTGGTACTATCACCAAACATTACATTTCTCCGACGTAATTTGCTACGGCCGGCATATCTCCTTGGAAGTGATATGTTCCAATATGTTGCGTTCTCATCCAAGGACACAACCAAATTTTGCCTCCCATGTTTCTCCACCATTGGCAAAACATGTAGTCTTCCGACAAATACCGCTCAGAGACAGGATCAATCACAGTATCGAAATATGCATGGATGTATCGTGAGCCATCAAAGTGTGCTTGTCCAACATGATCTGGCTTATACTTAAGTTCTGGATATCTGGCAGCAAATTGGGGGAAAACTTCTTTCTTAACCATCATAAAGCCAGTACCGATTTCCATAACTTCAAGAGGATCGGATACATTGAATTGTGCAGTTCCTTTTACTGGATTGAAAACGTAATCACCTGCAACCTTTTCCAATAATTGAGGCTCAATGTCTGGAAACTTTTGAACGGCCGTCTTAACTGACTTCCACTTGATTGCTTTTTTGGGGTAAGGACCACCAATAACATCACGATCCAAAGCGAGCATTGCAATAACGTCTTGCGGATTAAAATTGATATCTGAATCAATAAACAGCAAATGTGTGCAGTCTGAGCGACTAACAAACTCATCAACCAAATAATTTCTGGCCCGGGTGATCAACGACTCATTAAACAAGAATGAGAATTTTACATTGATTCCGTATTGCAAGCAAAGGCCTTGAAGGTCGAGGCACGCCTTCATATAAAGTCCGTGATTTTGTCCACCGTACATTGGAGTTGCTACGAATAGACTCTTCTTTTTTAGTTCCTCGGCATTAATCGTAATTTCCATTTTTTCTCCAAAATAAAAAAAGAGAGCGCACAAGCACTCTCTTCTTGTGATACATCGATATTAAACGGCTTGAACTTGAACGCCAGACTTCCGGCAAGCGGCCTTGAACGATTTCGATGGCGTACCCAAACGATAAATGGCAACCTTGGTTCCATTTGAGCGAGTTCGCATATTAGTATAAATTGCATAACCTTCTTGCCGAAGTTCGAGAATACGTGCGGCAACATTCTTGATGCCAAAACGAACTTGAGCTTGAGCGGTGCTAAAAGTGTTATAACCAACCTTCTTGGTTAGAGTCTTCAACATGCGTTCTTTGGCAGAAATTTTAGTCATAATAAGTCCTATAATAAAGTTTAAAAATAACTCGTTTGTTTCGAGTTGTCTGAGTATACACATATGTATACGTTTTGTCAAGACAAATTGTGGTATATTTTACCTACCAACTTGTCCGAGATATTTGTCTTTAGTTTCAGACCAGGTCATAAAGATCAGGTCATCATAAAACAAACTTTCTTTGGAAACCGTATTCTTCTTTTTAAGCATAGAAATCCGTCCTTTTGCATATTTGGTTTTCCAAATATTTGATAGGGACTCACAACTTGTGTCGAAAGACTTTATGAGTTGCGATTCTGGTATTTCTCCACGTAAGAACTCATTTGTATTGTTATACAGGGGTGAAAAGTAAATACCTCGTTGGTGATCTGTGCGGGTAATTTCTTTTGGAATACCAAGTTTAGGATATGCAAAATTCAAAGATCGATTTTTGTGATCTCGCTTGAAAGGAAGACCTTGTGCATTCTTGGCTTCCCACCACTCAAAATACTTCTCGGTATGATTTTCTTTGATCCAATTCCAAACCATCTGTAACGTACTCTTCCTTGGTTCAAAGGCCACTGAGCCAGAAGAAAACCCCATCTTGCTCCAATATTCAAGTCCATCATATTGGCTCAAACCATTAGATTTGGTATTACCATACAAAGAAGTTGTGGTCACACCAGCAAGAACGTCACCATACTTTTTCTTCCACAACTCTTGAACATCATCAGATAGGCACAACAGAGCAAGCAGTTTTCCCCCCATGTAATTGTAACCAAGAGGCTGAAATGGAACAATTGAGGACCCGATAGCAGTATAGTTAATCATGCGACCTTGAGTCTTCTTTTCTCTTTCCCAACCGATGAATTTGTCTCTAGGAGTCAAGTCGAGGAAGTCAGAAGAAATGCAAATGACACCAAGATATTTTCCAGACACCTCATCTTTAACCATAAAGTTGAGGTTTCGACCAATGTTCGAATTGTTCTTCATAGTTGAAAGAAAGGTTCTTGCTGTGTTCCAGATTGCAGGCAAATCTTTATTACGTTTGATATCGTGTTTGATTTGTGTGCCGTCAAGACCAGGTTTGATGGAATGTCCAGAATCGTCAGTAAACTCCATCACGGGCCGAAGATTTTGAAAATCATCTGGAGATTCTGGCATCCAGATGTTCTTCTTTACGAAATCAATACTTTCGCCTTGCTTTTCATCGAGCAAAGAGATTTGAGTTCCGTCAAAAATAGTTTCAGTTGTTTTTGTCGGAAACTTTTCTTGCACTTCGCACCACTTTTGATATAAAGTGTATTCTTTCACATCCATCTTGGAAGCATAAGTCAAGTCTTCAATCAAGACTCGCTTAAGTTCCGCCTCATTTACATGAGTAAATGAGTCCTTAGGATTCTTTTCTTTCCAGTCTTCCCATTGTTTTTGTACGAAATCTGGCCATTTCTCATTTTCAACGGTGTCTGAACTTGTTTGCATTAAATTGATCTTTCACTTTGTTTACCATTGCATTACGAATATTCTTACGGCGGATAGCAAGTTTACTCCGTCTCTTTTTTGCCATCTGCAAAGCCAGAGGCTTCACACGTTGAGTATACACTACTCCGTTCATGTGGTCAAGCTCATGTTGAAAGCATCTGGCGGTTAAACCGGTATATGTTGCCGTTTTCTTCTGTCCTGTGTAATCTTGATATTCCACATCAATAGTATCCGGCCGAGTGACTTTTAGGAAAAGATCCATAAACGATAAACAACCTTCTTCCATTTGAGAGATATTATCAGACACACTGATAATTTTCGGATTAAAGAAGGCAACATAATTATCATCCAAGCCCATAACAAAAACTCGGTGAGTGAAGCCACATTGATTTGCGGAAAGTCCTAATCCACTCATCGATTTACAAGTCTCTACCAAAGAACTTGCGAATTTATTAGGATCAACTGGAGGATTATTAAAATCAAAATCGGGCAAAATACTACTTAATGCGAGATGATCCAGAGATACCAATTCAAATTTTGGAATCGATACAGTTTGAATGCTAGGTAAATCTTTTTTCCAGGATTCAGTATCAATCTTAATTGTAGTAAATTCATTAATGTTTTCGTTCATTTTTCCACCTGACTAAAATTGTTCTTTTTAGTAAATTTGATTACTGATCTAAATTTGTCAAATAATAGATCACCTTTGTGAGAGATAACAAACACGTTTGTATTCTTATCTAGTGTGTTTAGGAGTTTTAAAAACTCTTCTGTGCCGACAGCATCTAGAGAAGAATCGAATACTTCGTCTAGAATAAGAAGATTAGTATTTGTGGAGTTTTTCATTTTTGCAACTTGCCGCCAAGTAAACAGAAGAGCCAAGTCTATACGCATCTTTTCACCTTCAGAAAATGAATCGTAAGAAAATTCATCACGGTGTCGAGATTTAATGGTTTCTTCAAAACTTTCATTTAGATTAAAATTCACAAAGAAGTCCATAGCGGAAAGATACTTATTTATCAATTTGTTCATCACCGGCAAATATTGCTTGATGATTTTTGTTTTGATACCAGTATCTTTTAATAGTGTTGCGGCGAACTCATAATATTGTTTTTCTTCTGCGTATTTTTTTGCAAGTTCAATAAACGTTTCCAACGACAATTTCAAGTCTTTGAGTTTTGTATTATCTGTTACTAGATTTGTCGTAGTATTTTTCAACTCTTCAATTTGAATCAACAGGTTGGAGTTAAATTTGTTGACAGAAGTTACTTGAGCATTTAATTTAATTATCTCAGATTGGTGCTCTGAAATGTGCTTTTGCGTTTTAGTGATATTGACAATTCTATCATTAATTTTTTGAATCTCTTCTTCCAACTTAGAAGAGGCTTCATTGATATCGTTTAACTTTTCCTGCTTTTGAGTGATATTTTTAGTTTTGTGTTCTTCAGCAATAGTCTGCTGACACGTTGGACAATTATCATTTTGTTCATAGAAATCAATATCCTTTTTAATCTTCTTCAAGTTGTTTTCAAACTTGGCTTCAATCTGCAACAGTTTTTTCGACTTAGATTCAACTAACGGTTTATCCAAAATCTGTTTATCTAATACAGAAACATGTTGTTCTATCAGAGAGATATTTTTCAAGAGGTTTTCAACGTGCCTAGTATTAGATACTAGTTCTTGCTGCTTCTTCTCGACTTCTTCCTCAGAGTGTTTTTTTCTTTCTTCGATATTCTGTTTCTGCATCTCAATCTTTTCAGCAGTCAACTTCATATCATATTCAACATCTTTTTGCTTATCTTTTATGCCAGACAGATGAGTTTTTACTATCGTATTCATAGAAGAAAAAATGCCAATATCTAACAGGTCTTCAATAATAGTTCGCCGGTCAGAAGCGGACAGTTGCATGAATGGAACAAAAGATGCCGAACCTAGTATTACCACTTGTGTAAAAGACTTGTAGGTCAGTTTCAGTATGAATTTCTCAAGATGTTCTTGATAGTCTTTAGACTTTGCATCTTGGTTTATAATCACACCATCAGCATAAATTTCAAAGATATTAGGCTTCATTCCTCTGATAATTTTGTATTGTTTTTTTCCAATACTAAACTCAATCTCAACAACGCAATCTGAAGTATTGATTGCATTCAGAAGTTGTGGTTTATTAATCTTGCGAAAAGGCTTACCAAAAAGACCAAAAGTTAAAGCATCAAGAATGGTGGATTTGCCAGCACCATTTTGACCAATAATCAAGGTATTTGTTGATCGAGTTAAGTCCAATTCAGTGAACTGATTACCCGTGCTTAAGAAGTTTTTCCAACGAACCTTAGAAAAGTTAATCATTATACAGCATCTTCACTTATTGCTTCAACATATAGTTCTCTGAACAGATTCTTCAGTTTATCTTTATTTAATTCTGTTGTCAAGTTATCTACGTACTTATTGAGAATAGTTGTGGTATCTTCGGCTTGATCGACATCAACTTCTTCAAGATCATCAAGTTCAGTAAAGTCTTCTGCAATTGTTATATCAACAGGATTAACTTGGTACAAATTGTTGATGAATACGTCAAACAGATACGGATTAGTTTTGTTGATTACCACTACTTTGACATACGTATTTTTATACGCAGACAAATCTTGATTAGTGATAGTCATAATGTCATCGACTTTATCGTCATAAACGATTCGATGAAACATCGTATTTGGATTCTTAATGAATGTCAACTCATGTGAGGCCACGTCAAATAGATGAAATCCTCTGGGATCATTATAATCTTGCCAGGTCAATTCATAAGGGTTGCCCAAATAATGTATATTGCCGCTGTTAGACCTGTGATGATAATGTCCAGAAAAGACTTTATCAAATTTATTAAATAACTTAGGTTCTAGTCCTTCTTGCGAAGGCGAACCTTTGTACATTTGAAATCCTTCAATCTCAAAATGTCCCATACATACTGTTGCCGAAGTATGTTTTAGTTCATCCATTGATGTTTGATAATTGTCTGCACAAATCCAAGGAATCATTGCAACATCAGAAGATGTGTTACCATAATCTAGGTGTATCGTTTGAGCGCGAGAAATAATATTGATATTTGGATAATCTTCCAAAAGAAGTTCTGGAGAATTCACTTCGTTTGTATTCTTGTAGTATGTGTCGTGATTGCCAACCAACATATACACATCAATAGCTTTTGCAGCAAGAATATCAAAGAACATAGACTTTGCTCGCTGCAACGAATAAAAGTTTACATACTTCCTGCGATCAAAGGTGTCACCAAGAATAAGAACAGTTTTGATGCCGTTCTCTTCTAGACAAGGGAAGAAAGTGTCGGCATAGAATTTCTCATAATATTCCAAAAAATGGAGCGAGTCATTTCTCGCACCGAAGTGTTGGTCCGTTATAATAGCAACTTTCATTTAGATGATTTCTCTTTTTCAAGATGAGTGTTCAAAACTCGATGACGTAATTCAGTAGTGCTAAAACTATGCCGACGAGAGTTATAATATACGGGAATAGATAAGTTGCTTCCAGTATATTGCTTGTCTCTATATTCTTCACCAACGATTCTAACATCGATTGGGTATGAAGTCAAGATGTCCAGCAGCTCTTTTTCTGTGGAATACGGTATAATTGAATCGACGTACTTGCAAGCCTCTACCTGTACAAACCGCTCAAATACCGATTGTATGGGCTTGTTCTTCTCTGCTCGATCAATCGTGGGGTCAGTTTGTAACCCCACGATTAGATAGTCACATTGAGTCTTTGCTTCTTTCAACATCATCACATGTCCTGCATGAAACAAATCAAATGCAGATGCTACGAAACCTATTCTCATTATTCTTCCAGGAATTTCTCAATACCTTTATTCTTCTTTATTTCTTTTTTCTTTCTCTTGGTTTCTTCAAAAGTTTCAATAAAGTCTGAGATATTGTCATATAGTTCAAATTGTTTACCGGTCGCCTCTTCATATCCTAACATCTCATTTTCATCTAAGATACCAAACTGTTCCGTGGCTTTGTATTTCACATACAGTTGTTTCTTTTCTTTTTGTATCCTTCGCAGGAACGCAAAGTAAATAATCTGTGTAAAGTAAGCAAACGGATTGCTCGACTTCGTAACGTCAAAGTTCTCAAAGTACATCAAACAGTTTTCGATACCATCGGCAACCATCTCATCTCGGTAACTATATCCAATGAAGTTTGGTTTGTGCGACAGTCCTTCTGCAATTTTGATAAAACACTCTCCAATGTAATTTGGAATGTCAGGTTTTACCTTACCCTTCTCTTTGGCCTGCTTCACTAACTCTTTGTAATCGGTCAATGCGGTACAGAAGTCCGCATTGTTGATATAATGTTTTTTGGTATTTGTGCTCATATTCACCATAATTCCTCTTGATTTTCGCTTGACAAAGGCGCATACTCTCTATGTACCCTCTGCATGACATTAGTTAATATATGTAGTTGATGTATCTATTGAATCCATTAGGTAACCAATTTCATCTTCAGATAGGTCATCCTCTTCATCATCCATTGCTTCTTCTCCCCTCTTCTTAAGTACTGTATCAATAAGATTGGTATAGAATTCATTAAATACAGAAGAAGGAGTCATCACGGCAAGAATGTCCTTGTTATATACGGTAGTTACATTGTTCTTTAAAAGAGATTGCGGTAACCAGTTTTCCATAGACACTGTTTCTTTACCGGTTCTATGCTCAACCTTCAACATGAAAGCCATTGGCTCATGTACAATGTAACCATCATTAAATGCTTCGGTGTACGATATAATATCCTCACCAGATAAAAGACGTAGAATCTTAATTGTTGTTTCCATTTTTTAATCCTATCTTGTATATTTTGTAAATGAACTTTTCTTCGTTATATATTTTTGTACGTTCCACGAAATGCTTCAATGTGAAGTTCATATGGTTTTTGTGTCTCATATCATCTGCAATGTCATACAATACTGCTTTATCTTTATTGTCACCAAGTCGTAAACCACGACCTATTGACTGTAAATTACGTACTCTAGACTTTGAAGGTGATGCAAATATAACGTTATGCAAATTTCTGATATTGACGCCTGTAGAAAAAGTTCCATAACTTGCTACGATAATAGCATCAGGTTCTTCTTCTGTTATCTTTCTAACGTCTTCTCTAGTGTCTGTATCAGTTTTGCCATATACAAAAAACACTTTTCTTGTACCAATATTTTTGGTTTTGGTGATCATATCATACAGTAATTTGCCATGTTTGTCAACATATTGGTACAATATAAGAGTATTACCTTTAAGGGAAACTGCTAAATTCTTGATAAATTTGTTCCTGGCTTCATTTAATATCAAGTATTCCATTTCTTCTTGATAAGTTTTACCTTTCAATAATTGACAAATTTCATCATCATGTTTAAGCACCAAGCACTTTATAGAAAACTCTGCTAACTGTTTGTTGTCCATCAATTCTTTGGTTGTAGTCACTTTTTCTACAGGACCAAATAGACCCTCTAATACTAATTTATGTGTTTTGGTACCGTCTAATGTTCCGGTGAGTCCAATTCTGTATTTTGCATTGATGCATTGAGATAGAATCTTTGTTAATGACTGCGCTTTGAACAAGTGTGCTTCATCACCCAAAACAAAATCAAATTGCTCAAAATATTCTTTAGGCAGTTGATATATTGATTGCCACGTTGATATTGTGAGCGGCATATCAGAATTTTTATCTTTGCCTTGATAAATCTTATGCACGTTCACAGAAACATCAAAATCGTTTGCAGTAGAATAATCTGCAAAGTCTGATGACAACTGTTCAACTAAGGCTGTTGTGGGCACAACTATCAGACCTTTTTTACACCTGTAATCCAACAGTTGTCTAATTATCAAATAAATTATTAGAGACTTACCTGATGCAGTCGGTGACAACAACAAAACTCTTTTGTTTCGTATAGATTGTATGTATGCATGTTTTTGATAATCACGCACACCAATGTCCTTACCTCTTGACTGTATCTGTAGTGAAGATATAAACTTATCTGCATGGTATACAGAATAATCTTCAGATAAATCTGGTCTAGGATCACCATATTCTAATGTGTACTCCCGTTCAGAACAGAATGTTTCGATGTATGGAAGT